GCTGGTCATAATAGTCTCTTAGATTGTTTTAGAATGATTAGAGTTAGTGGGCTCCTACACCGCGACTAACGCCTTTTATACATATATGTACATAATGTATTTATATAAATTTGAATTTCAAGGATAAAATATAATGAATTTTAAGGTCATAAAAATTAATAAAAAAGATACTGTATATGACATTACAGTAGATACGGATCATTCCTTTACAATTGGAGATTCGAAAGTAGTGGTACATAATTGCAGCGGAAATTACGTTAAAGATTCTGTCTATGCATTTTATGATTCTCAGAAGGAAGCTGCAGTACTTTCTAAGAATGGATTTGGCACTTCCGGATATTTGGGTTCTATTAGATCGCGTGGATCAAAGATTGCTGGAATGAAAGGTTCTGCATCTGGTGTGCTTCCGGTATTTAAAGATTTTGTTCAAATGTCAAGAGATATTTCTCAAGGCTCTCAACGCAGAGGGGCATGGGCAGGATATATAGAAATTGAACATAATGATTTCTTTGAGTTAATTAATTTTATTCATAAGAATCCGGACGATGCAAATATCGGTTGGAATATTTCTGATAAATTTATTGCTAGACTAGATGCAGGAGATAAAGATGCCATTGATCGCTATCAGAAAGCTTTAAAATTAAAGATGATAACTGGCAAAGGATACTTCAATTTTATTGATAGAGTCAATCGTCAGAACCCTAAGATGTATGTTGACAGAGGATTGACTGTTAAGGCAAGCAATCTTTGTTTCTCTGGTGATACAATGGTTGCTGTTGCTGATGGTAGAAATGCAGTCTCAATAGCACAATTGGCAGATGAATCTGACCACGGTACATATAAATTTCCTGTTTATTCTTCTAGATGGAATGATACTAAAAAAATATGGGTTAATGAAGTTAAAGAGGCAATAGCATTTAAAACTGGAGAACATCAAACAATAAAATTAACATTATCTGATGGCTCTACCTTTAAGTGTACTCCTGATCATAGAATTGCAATGTCTGATGGTAATTATATTGAGGCATCTTTATCATTAGGAAAACATTTACAACCATTTTATACTATATCAGAGAAAAAAGAACTATATTCAGTACAAACATTAAGTGTAATTGCTATAGAGTATGGTGAAATAGAATCTGTGTATGATCTTACTGTTGAGGATAATCACAATTTTAACATAATTACATCAACTCAAGATGATGCGTATCTTCAGTGTTCTGGTATATTAGTGCATAATTGTACAGAGATAGCATTATTTTCTGATGATGATCATACATTTTCTTGTGTATTATCTTCTATGAATGCCTCTAAGTATGATGAATGGAAAGATACAGATGCTGTTTTTGTTGCGACATGTTTTCTTGATTGCGTCAATCAGGATCTGATTGAAATTGGTAAGACTGTTGCAGGTATGGAAAAGGTAGTACGATTTGCCGAGAAAAGCCGAGCATTGGGTTTAGGTTTGCTTGGGTTTCATACGTATCTACAAGAACATATGATTGCATTTGAATCTTTTGAAGCACATCTAAAGAATGTAGAGATATTCAAACATCTGGATGCAGAATCATTGAGGGCATCACAATGGATGGCATATCAATATGGCGAACCTTTTTGGTGTAAAGGATATGGACTAAGAAATACCCATAGAATTGCAATTGCTCCAAATCTTTCTTCTGCATTGATATGTGGATCTGTTTCTCAAGGTATTGAACCAATATATAAAAATGCATATGTACAAAATACTGCTGCAGGAAAGGTAGATAGAGTTAATCCTACTTTACTGAAAATTATGAAAGATCGAGACGTATATAGTGAAGAAACTATCACAGATATTATTAAGAATTCTGGATCAGTACAGCATGTATCTTGGCTATCGGACGAAGAAAAACCAGTATTCAAGACTGCATTTGAGATTGATCAGATGGTAATTATTAAACTTGCTTCTGTTAGGCAGAGATATATAGATCAGGCACAGAGTATTAATCTATTCTTTTCTGCAGATGAGTCAGAAGAATATATTTCTCAAGTACACAAATATGCATTTAAGGATCAATATATAAAAAGTTTATATTATATTAGATCTGAGACTGGAGTAAATGTTAATAAATCTGAGTGCACTAGCTGTCACGGATAAAATTCTTCTTGACAGATGACATACTTCTGCCATATAATATATATGGCAGAATTTTAAATACATAAGGAATATATAATGAGTTACGATATTGATTTACGTGATCCAGTCACAAAAGAAACAATATTTTTTGATGAATCACACCAAATTAGAGGTGGTTCATATCCGATTGGTGGAACAAATAAGGCAGAATTTAATATCACTTATAATTATGCTCCAGTTTATTATAAATTAATGGGAGAAAAGGGCATTCGCACAATATATGGTATGTCCGGTGCAGAAAGTATTCCTGTGATAGAATCTACAATTTCACAATTAAAAAATGATATTTCTGATGATTATTGGGAATCTACAGAAGGGAATGCAAAGAGGGCATTGTATGGTTTGCTTGCCTTTGCAAAAATGAGACCTGACGGAATATGGGATGGAGATTGATGGCAACGAAACATAAAAAAAGTATTGTTACTATTGTATATGGTGACGAATTGTCATATGACACAAATAAAACTTATTCTATGACAGAATTTATTTCTGCATTGAATTATTATAATTACACTTGTAATCATGAAAATATAAAGAATTTTGTACTTGAATATGCAGATATTTATCGTACAGCAGAAGAATATGGTATTTTGGCAGATCTGAATAAGACATCATTCAAGGCAACTACAGGAGCAATGTGTAGAATGCATAAATTGAATTTTCCTTTTTCTGAAAAACAATTGATACAGATAAAGGATCAAATAGATCAATTATTGGAACTTGCAAAACTTAAGGCAGGTAAACCTGTTTCTACAACAACAATTTCTAAGAAAAAGGTAGATGTTCTTGATACTGTAATATTAGATATTGATATTCATATCGATTATTGTGTGACTAAAAGTAAATTTACAAAATTTAAAGCAGAAGAATATATTACAAAACACAAAATAAATTATGTTGTTTCGCAACAGGTCGCAGAATATTATAGAGGCAGAATAGATACTATTGGTGATAAGGAAGGATATAATGGAAAAATGTATGAACAATATCTAAATTATTTGAATGAAATTGTCAATACATTTTCTACTTTCAAAAAGAAAAGAAAAGAACGCACAAAAAAAGTTGTTGTTGTTGCTGTTGATCCTTCTAAATAAAAGGAATATATATTATGTTATTGATAGATTTTGGGCAAATAATTATTGCGAATGCATTTTATATGAAAAAAAATGATGTCAATATTTATTATAGTACAAAAGAACAGACATTGTATCATCTTGTATTCAATAGATTACGAGAGATTCGTAATAAATTTCCTTCTTCAGAATATGGAGAATTGGTGATTTGTTGTGACGCAAAAAATTATTGGAGAAAAGAAATATTTCCTCAATATAAATCTAAAAGAGAAGGAATGCGAGACAAGGACAAAGAAACATGGGAAATGATATCAAAGCAGAAAATAATAATAGAGAATATTATTGCAGAAAATTTTCCTTATCGTGTCCTGAAAATTGATAGACTTGAGGCAGATGATATTATTGCTGCACTGATAAAAAGATTTTATAACTATAGGCATATGATTGTCAGTAGTGACGGAGATCATATACAGCTTCAGAAATATTCTGATGTGCAACAATATTGTCCAAGAAAGAATACTTTTCTAAAGGCAGAGATGCCGATAGATCAATTCATTCAGGAACATATTATAGAAGGAGATTCTTCTGATTCTATTATGAACATAAAAATGCCTGACAATACATTTATTGACGGAATACGTCAGAAATCTATTACAAAGGTATTCAAGGAACAGGTGAGGAACGCAGAAAAATTGTCTGATGTTCTCACAGAAGAAGAATTGAAGAATTATGAAAGGAATAGAAACTTGGTAGATTATGATTGTATTCCGATAGATATTCTTAAGATGGTACTAATGGAATATAGGACAATAGAGATACAAGGAAACAAAGAAAAAATTATGAAATATTTTATTTTACATGGATATAGAATGTTATTTGATTCTATATCCGATTATTAACAAAAAAAGGAAACAAAAATGTCACAAAACTTATATGAAATATTAGAAAAAATAAATTCTGCAAATACTCCTGACAAGGATATTAAATCAGAATTGCGGAAACAATCAGAAAATTATGCGTTGAAGCAATTATTTGTTATGGTATATGATATCAATTTTACTGGATTTGATTTGGCAGAAGGTACGCCAAACTATAAATTTGATACAAAAGAACCATATGGATATGCCGAGAATCATATTACAAAAGAGATCAGAAAATTATATATTTTCCTGAATGATTATACTACTATTGACAGAGAAAAAAAGGAACAAAGGTTTGTTCAGTTATTAGAAAGTCTGCATTACAGAGAAGCAGAATTACTTATTGCAGTAAAAGATAAAGATATCAGTTCAATATTTCATGGCATCAATGAATGTCTGATAAGAGAAGTATTTCCTGATCTACTTTCTCCTTTGCATACCACAAATTATATGGATTGTGCAATTATCCATGGGTTTGGAAATTATGAAAATACAGATAATCTTGTATATTCCAGATATACGATTAACGAGGTAAAACGGGCAGCAAAGAAGAATACTATTGTATTCTTTGATTATGAGCATGCAAAACTTGCAGGAATAGAAAATCTTTCTTATGACTATATTCCATATATCGACAAAGAAAAGAATATCGAAGTCATTCTGACAAAAACTGTATTCGGAAAAGAGATGGTCATTCGCACATGGGTGCCTATCGAAAATATTGCAATGAGTAAAAAGGCAAGCGAATTGCGGTTCGTGGATATCGAACGAGCAAAAGAATTGGGTATCGATCACTACGAAGAAAATAAATTTCAATCATATCTGAAAGGCAATGCAGATAAAAGAGAAATAAAGGCAGCAAAAAATGCTTCTGCTGATGGAGAAGCTGTTATTGTACCCAAAGTAAAGGTTTCTACAAAAGTCTCTGCAGATGACATCATTCGTCCTGCAAGGAAACCTAAACCTGCAATGAATAAAAAATAATATTGACATTGTTCGGTATAATAGATATAATAATATTTTTTTATTGTACCGAACAAAAAATATACTATGAATACTGCTGATATATTAATAAAATATGCGTCCCAATATCCTGTCTTACATAAAAGTGAAGAACTGGAACTTGTAAGAGATTGGAAAACCAACAACACAAAAAAATCTTTCGATACCATAATAAATTCTAATATAAGATTTGTTACTCTTATTGCAATGAAATATAAATCTAAATTGCCTCTAGAAGATCTTGTTCAGGAAGGCATCATTGGCATGATAAAATCATTAGAAAAATTTGATCCTGATATGGGATTTCGTGTCGTCACATTTGCAAAAATGCAAATAAAAAATGAAATATACAAATATATAATAAGAAATAAAATTGACTTTATTTCTTTTGATGAATATGATGCTATAGAAAAAGCTGAAATCGATCAAAAAAATGTATGTGAAGAGATAATAAGAGAAAATGCTATTTCTACAAAAATGAAAGATATCTATAAAATAATAGATGAATTGACAGAAATAGAAAAAAGGATTATAATTAATTATATAATGTACGAAAAGGAATCTTTCGATAATATCGCAAAAATATATGACATAAAGAAACCAAAAGTAAATAAAATATATAAATTGGCAATACGCAAATTGAAAATGAAGATGAGCAACATTTTACGTGAGGAATAATATGGGAATAATGAGACTACAAGAAACAGATTCTTTTGATGCATATATGAGGAGTATCAAAAGAATTCCTAGACTTTCAAAAGAAGAACAACATCTTCTTGCAATACGATACTACGAAAATAATGATATGGTCGCATGCAAACAATTGATAGAATGCAATCTCAGGTTTGTTGCATATATCTCTAGACGATTCGATGGCTACAATATCTCTATGATGGACATTGTACAAGAAGGGAATTATGGATTGATGCAGTCACTGAAGAATTATGATCCGTATTCTGGAATGAAACTGATGACATTTTCGGTGTACTACATAAAATATTATATTCTTGAATATGTCAAAAAGAATTTTGGTATCTTCAAGATAGCTTCGAAAAGTCAAAATAAAGTATTCTTTAATATCAAAAAAATGACCAAAGAAGAAGATATTTCTAATTCTATATCAGAAAAGACAATAGAAAGAATTTCTTCTGCACTCAACGTATCAAAGAAAAGTGTGATAGATACTCACAAAAAAATGTATTGTCGTACCATAGAGGCTTCTGGTGACGATTTTGTTATTGAAACAGAAGATATATACTTTGGAATAGAAAGAGAAGAAGAAGAAAATATCAAACAGGAAAAATATCAGAAAATAATCTCTGCAATAGAAAATCTGAACGAAAGAGAAAAAACTATTCTCGAAAGAAGATTTTTAAAAGAAATTCCTGATAAACTACAAGAGATCGCAAAGGAACAAGGATGCTCTCTTCAAAGAATTTCTGAGATAGAAAAGAGAGCAATCAAAAAGATACAAAAGGTCGTTTTATTCTAATAGATTTTTATCTGTGTCATGTGCATACTTGCACATATAGAATGCATCTATAATATCAGAGACAGGACTAGAAAGAACATTCGAAGGAAAGAATTTCATTAGATCTACTCCTGTCTCTTCTACAAATGCAGTATACATTGCTTCCTTGTTCGCATTCCCTTTTCCTGTAGCAAATTTTTTTATCGAAGAAGGAGCAACAACATCAAATAATATCTGCCTATGGAACATCTTATGTTTAAGTACTCCAGTAAGTTCTCCTATATGGAATACTGTACCTTTCGCGCCCATTGCATATCCTTCCATGACAACACAATCCTTTCTTGTAAGTAATTGGAGTGCCCAATTGCCAATGAAATCGAATCTTTTTTCATTGAAAGTATATTCTTTGTGTGCAGAACCAATGATGTTGTTATGCAGTCGTTCTACTAATTTTTTCTTGTCCGTAAGATAAAAACAAGAACAATTCTCAAATTTAAATTCTTTTTCTTTTGGAATTGTGACAATTGCAGGAGATCTCATAGAATAATCTATTCCGACATAATTTCCATTCATAATATATATTTCCTAATTTATATTTTTTATATTTGCTTCAGTAATTTCTTTTAACATCCTGCTCAGATCATTCGTGGAACCCACGAAAAGATTCTGAGTGACATTGTTCGAATTGTCCTGCAGAGGAACTAATTCTGTGGACGATGTGCCTACAGAATTCTTTTTGGAATGAATATGGATCATATTCATGTTTATGTCACTTACTGTTTTCAATAATGTCGCAAAAGTTTCTATTGCTCTCGGACTATCGCTCTCTTTCACAAGATTCAATGCAACATCGAGACCTTTCATCCCCATTGCAATAAGATCCTGCATAGATTCTCTCGAAGTCTCAAAATCTTCTTGTGCCTGTGAAGGGACTACAGTTTGTTCTGCAGTCTCTTCATTTTCATCAATTATAATTATTTCATTTTCCATACCACTATTTATACTTCTATAGTGGTGTAACAGGGGTGACATTTCCTTCCAATTCTTGCCACATTTCATCGATAGTATAATATTCGTCTTTTGTTGCTTCTAATGGATTTACTTCTGCAGTATAAATTTCAGAAATTGGTGCAGAAGTATCGATATCATTTATTATATTTGTTGTTACATGCTTTATAATAGATTGTTTCTTTATTGGACCGTACAGATTAATTTTTGCAGTAAATTCTAATGTATACATTATTCTTCTTTCTTCTGACCAATCTGCATCATAATTATCCGAAGAAGTGACATTATGTAATGTAACAGGAACATCCTGTAATATTCCCATTTCTGGAATAGAATTCACTGTTACATTGAAAGATGGAGTAAAAAATGGTAATATTTGTTCTATTATTTGTAATATGTCATCATTTGATTTTGATATTACATTTAATTCAAAAGAAAGAATATATGGAACAGGAGCATACAAAGAATTCAATCTATTTGTGTCTCCAGCAACAATATTAGAAAATTGATTTGTACTATTCAATTTTCTTTCTGGATCATATCTCAAAGTTGTCATATCGAATGCCATCCTTGGTAGTGTCATCATTGTAGATTTATTCAGATCAGGATTCTGATTTATTCTTGCCATCCATTTTTCTTTTGAAGAATATGCTATAGGCACAGCGACCTGTTGTATTTCTACTCCAGCAGAATTCTTTCTTGAAATACGAAGATTAGAAAATAAATTTCCGAATACGACAATAGTATTTTTTATGGTCTGATTATAGAACTGTGTGCTGAACATTATTCACCTTCAATATGAGGCACAATCTCTTTTTGCCAGTAACTTCTATTACCAATTTTTTTAGAAACATTAGGATCATTTTTTAATTTTTTTACTTTTTCTACTGCTGCAGTGTATTGTACTTGTCTTCTTTTACTTCTTTCCACATCGAACCCTTTATAATCTGATCCAACAAATTCATGTTTTTTATGATATATATTTGGATCTGCTTTAGGTTTGAAATATTTCGATTCTCCAGAAGGTTTCACAATCACAGAGTCTTTTATGTGAGGCTCATGTTCTGTGTCCCAATCCGGAGAATGTAAAAAAGATATGTTATTACTTTTTTTATTATATTTTACTATGGTATGCGTAAAATCTGGATGTTCTTTGTGCAACACAGATAATGCTGACGCATGAACATCTGCTGGGATATCCGGATGACCTTCTACATAATCCTTATGTACATACAAATCATCGCCCATACGTTTACCAACTTTTTTATCTTCTAATAGAAAAGTAATAAAAGATTTCATTATTTTTGCCTAATAATAATATGACCACTTTTTACAGAAACATCATGAGTTTCTTCTGGAAATACTTTTTTTATTTCTGGTAAATATGTATCAGTTTTTGCATGATTTTGCCATGAACTGCCTCTACCTTTGTCATTTTTAGTTTGTCTAGCATTACCAGTCTTATCACCTTCATATACAGTTATATGAGCAACACCTGTTTTAGGTTTCATAAAAGACTTTACTTTATGATATGCTGCTATTCTGTGTTCAGGTTCTTTAATTACATTTGCAACATTATTTAAACTTGTATAATCAGCTTTTCCTTCAGTCTCTTTGTCTACATTAGCATTATGTTCTTCTGATCTATTAAATGGATCAGAAATATGTAATTTCGCGCCCTTTACATTACTTTCTACATGTTCTTTACCAGCATCATATTTACCGCCACCAACATCAACATTTACACTATTTGGTTGTATTAGTCCTGTTTTTACTGCATGTTTTAAACCTGCAGAAACTTGATTCAAAGAAGTATCTGCACTAGTATGTTCTTGTGATTCTTTTATTGCATATTTTGCTTTCCATGCTGCAGATCTTGCTGCCATTTCAGTGTCTGCTTTCGCATGACGCTTTTCCATTTCAGATTTTTGAGAAAGTAATTCCTCTTCCTTTTCTTTTGTTCCAAATCCTTGTGTCTTTAATTTTTTGGAAAGAGCTTCTCTTCCAAAAACTTCCGCAATAATTTCTTTATATGTTTTCATTTTTTATATAGATCCAAATATATTATTTTCGTCAAAATTTTGAATGCCAGTATTATCTGTTGTCAACTCATTATTTATATTGTTTTTGTCTATCGGAAATTCTATATTATTATTTTTCAATTGTTCTTTTGGTGCATATAATATATTTTCTCCTGCAGCAAGGAAAGGATATTTTAAATTATCTAGTGCAGCAGGAACAGCAATATCTACTTGTTCTGCACCTGTCTCAATTATTTCACTGCCATATTGGAACAATGTGCATTCTAATTTATAAGAATAATAATCATTCAATTCATAGAAAGGATCTTTGTGATCAACAAATTTTATTTCAAAAATTTTATTTGCAGTAGGATAATATATTAAATCTCCTTCTGTAGGACGATTGTCTAATATTGCGACACCTGTACTTCCGATACTGTCTTCCCATCTCCTTCTGGAAACTCTGAATATCGCCTCTTCCTTGTTTTCTACTCCAAATCTTGTGAATATTTCATTCTGACCACCGAAACGATCAAATGATTCCAGATACATTTCTATAATAATAAATTGTTTGAAATAAGAGAGATTGTCTTCCCCAAATAACATATCAGGATTGACCAAAGTTCTCGGAAGATAATATACGTCTATGCCCATTATCTGGATAGATTCGTCAATAAGATCTTTTACAAGATTTTTCTCGTTTCTTCCTCCAATACCACTTCCACTTTGAAATCCACTTCTGATCATTTTACTTTTTTTATCCTATTAAGAAAACTGCAGGAACTTCAAATCTAGATTGGATATCTGTCTCTATTTCTTGAATTTCTAGCACTGCCTCCTGATACATCTCTCCACCACGTAATTTTACTCCTCCAGGAAGTGAAATTTGAGAAAATTTTCCAAGATTATTTCCCCATTGACGTTTTATGTATGCAGTAACCAATTTTTTAAAATTCATGTCATTGAATGTTTTCGTGAATTCTGCAGGATCAAGAATTGCATAACATTCCAGAACTATAAAATCTCCTGGTCTAAACATGTGCCAGTCTGCATCAATATATACTTTTCCGGTATGCCTATTGAATCTTATAGGTGTCTGATTATTACCCAGAACATCCTCTAACATATTCAATTGTGTCATTACTTGACTATAATATACAATAGAAGATCCGGTAATACTGAAAATATCATTCATGAACATCTGATACTTTGCACTAAACATATTCAAATCAAGAGAAGAAGAATTTTGATTAAAATTTAGTACTTTAGTTACTGATATTACATTATCAGGAACAGGTATAGAATGTGTCTGCGTGTCTCCAATAACAACAGAATTTACTATTGCAGTTGCTCCAGATTTTTGACCAGTAATTGTTTCTCCTACAATCAAATCTCCTTGCACAATAGACACAGAAAATAGACTTGTAGAACCAATAGAAAATATTTTAAAAGTCGATTTTGTTATATCAGAAATAACATATTCTTCTGTTATAAATGCGCCATTCAAAGAATTAAATATAATTTCATTTGCTGTAATCGCACGTTTCAGAAAAATATGTTGCGTAAAATCAGAATCAAACATCTGCACAAATTGCAATGCATCATCTACTGCCTGATTCAATTGATCTTCTGTAACATTAATGTCTATCATCCCGTTGCCGAGACGTATCAACGAATAATCTATCAATCCTTGTCTGCTACTTATCTGTGCCATTTATATCTACACCTTTATTGATGAAATAATAAAAAAACTTCCTTGTTAATATTATTTTATGGTCCTAATTGAATCAAAGATGTAGTTGCCCCAACTGCTGGCATAGTAAGACTGAATGCAGATGCAGTTATTGTAGTAGAACCAAAATTAAATACTGCAATAGCTTTATTGCCTTTACTAACATTATATAAAAGAACAGCATCAAAAGCTGTTGCGCTCAAACTTGACCATGCTATTGCTGCAGAAGGTTGCCATGTTGCTGTAGTACCAGTAGTTACTGGCATCACAACAGGAGCATTCGCATTTGTCACAGCAACTCCTCCGACAGTATAACCACCACTAACAGTAGGTAATTCAATATTAGCACCACTTACATATACTGTAGTAGTAGCATCTAAATTAGCCGCAGGATAATATAATGCAGCATTAATTGTGTCTGTTGCTGCAGCAGGAACATTAGTCATGCCAGAAGGTTTTCCTAAACAATGTACACCACATAAAAGTTCCAATTTAAAACTAGTGCATATTTTTGATACATTTGCCATTTTTTATTTCCTCAGTTTTTTTTGTTAATTAAAATTTTTGTTATATAGACATATTTATATTAATTTAATATTTAATATTATTTCCTTATCAAATATTGCATTATATTCTTCCGTAGCAACCAAATTACTTTTCAATATTATTTCTTTATCAAATATTATATTGTATTGAGTATTTATATCAAACCCAACAAATAATTTTTCTTCATCAAAATATGCAAATAATATACTTTCTGCAGAATAATTATAAATATATTTTGAAATTATGCCATTGCGAACACTAATAGGATTAGAAACTAAACGTATGGATGGTCTATGTTTTCCAACAGATGCAGATATTATTAATGGTGATATACTATTATTTGATATATCAGAATATATCCCTCTACTAATTCTAAATTTAGATTTATTTCCTAATAGTGGTGTCAATGTTGCCAATTCCATTGGCGAATTTGTTATATTTACTAAAATAGGATTTGATTGTAAATTATAATTTATTTTAGTAGATATTGCTCCATTTCTAACAGTCGCAGAAACACCTTTTATCTCTAT